CAGGATGCATCGGGCACGGTGGTGTATCATATATCACAGTTATCGAATATCATGGATATGATCAACGATAACCAATTGATAACCGTCACGTTTTCAGACAGCTCCACGGTTGCATTCTGGGGATGGGTTGCGGACTTCGTGCCTAATGAGGTCACGCCCACTGAGCAACCTACAGCCACCATCACGATTCATCAGAGTCTTGAGAATGAATCTGGCGTTGAGACGGCTCCAGTGAGTGGATGATATGAGAATAAAAGGGATTCGGCTATGAAATAAAAGCCCATGACACATATACGGGGCCAAGGCCGATGGTCCCATATAAATTAACCAAGAAATGGAGAGAATTAAAAATGAAAGCATTGAAAATTAGCACGGTGCCGGTTGATGAAGTTCCGGTGGAATTGGAAACAGCTAAGGGCGAAATCAAAAACGCAGTGTTGCGTCCGTTGAGTGGCGGTGATCGTGAGTATTTTATGAACGAAACCGCAAAAAGCATTCAGGTGGATGAAAATGGAAATCCTATTTCTGGAACAGGTGCGGCTCTTGGGTCATTGGATATTTTGCTTATTTCTCGTGCGTTGTTTGATCCTGAAACGGATTTGAATTTTCCTGAAGAATCAATTCGTGCTTTTCCTCTACCGGCAGTTGATGCATTGGCGAATGCGGTATATGAAATGAATGGGTTAGATAAGCGTGCGAGAGAACAAGCAAAAAACGTCTCAGGGGAGAACGATACGTCTGGCACAGAATAGCACAGGCAATCGGCCTCCCCATACACGAGGCTCAGAACGTTGTGAGTGCAAAGGGCTTTACGGATTGGGCGGTATTTTTTGAAATGGAGGAGCAGCGAATGACTGGCGACCACATATATTATGCTAAGATCATACAAGTGCTGGAACAGATCATCTCAATGCTATCGAATAGTGCTTCTCCGTCTCATGCGGATTGTGTCTTTGACTTGGAAAAAATCATGACGCCGTTGACTGATGAAGAGATTCGTAGGCGTGAACAAACCAAATTACTGCAAAAAAAGGCGGCATGGGCTCGTTGGCTTTCTGTCGGTCGAAAAAAACAACGAAAGTCGGAGTAATTCAAAATGGTTATACGTTCAGATGGTCTCGGGACACTGAAAGTTTACATTGGTTCTGACCTTACGGGGCTGGAGCGTGGTATAAAGCGCGCAGAAAAAAGGATCACCGATGCCTCCAAGCGCATGGGCGAATTAGGCAGTAAATTGTCGCAAAGTTTGACGTTGCCCTTGACGATGATAGGTGGATTTGGGGTGTCCCAATTTGGAAAATTTGACCGCGCCATGACACGTTCTCTTGCCATTATGGGTGATGTTGATAATGGTATGCGAAAACGAATGAAAAATGAAGCACGTCGATTGTCGCGTGACTCAGTAACAAATGCGGATGAATTGGCGCGGTCTTATTTTTATCTGGCGTCAGCGGGTATGACGGCTGAACAATCATTAGCCAATTTAGGTGTTGTGAATAAATTTGCTATTGCTGGTGCTTTCGATATGGCGCAAGCCACAGACCTTTTGACTGATGCGCAATCAGCGCTAGGATTAACTGTTGAAGACACTATGGTGAACCAAGCTAATATGATTAAACTGTCGGATGTATTGGTGAAGGCTAATACGCTTGCCAACGCAACGGTTGAACAATTTTCAACGTCATTGACACGGAAGGCAGGCCCAGCCATTCGGCTATTGAATAAAGACATGGAGGAAGGCGTGGCGGTATTGGCGGCATTTGCTGATCAGGGAATCAAGGGAGAGCTGGCGGGAAATGCATTGCATATTGTTTTTCGTGACCTTCAGCGGGCAGTTACGAAAAATGCGGAAGTGTGGGAACGCAAAGGCTTGAGCGTGTACGATGAAGCCACGGGCAAGATGAAAAACATAGCGGACATTGTTGAGCAATTGGAAAATCATTTCGGCTCTCTCAGTGACCGCCAGAAAAAAGTCACTGCAGATATGTTAGGGTTTCAAGATCGTTCTTTTGCGTTCATGCAGACGTTGTTTGGAACATCGGAGGCTATTCGAGAGTATGAGAAACAACTACGCAATGCGGGGGGTGTAACTGATAGGGTTGCGAATAAAAACATGTCTGATTTTTTATCCGTGCTAAAGATTACATACAATAACATAAAGGATGCGGCAAGGATTATAGGAGGTGTTTTAGCACCATCTATTTTAGGTGTTGGCGAATTTGTACGGGATACTATGAAACGGTTTATTCAACTTGACGCATCCTTACAGCGTCAGATCGTATTTTGGGGTGCTCTTGCCGCTGCCATTGGCCCTGTGTTGCTCTTGCTTTCAAAATTAATGGTTGTGCTAAAGGTGATGGCTTTGAATCCTTTTGTTATTGCGATTACAGCGGTGGCTTTTGCCATTGCACGGATTTCTGGAACGCTGAAAACACTAAATCCGCAAATGGGCGATCATGCCGGTAAGGTTGATTCGGCTATGTCGTCTTATGACAGTCTGAACTCTGTGTTAGGGGGCGTTGTAAAAACCATGAGTCTTATGAATAAGACGATTGGTGCGACGGAACGTCACTTTGAAAAAGTCGGTGCTTCAGTTGAGATGATTGCGGCAAATAGAAATTATAAAAAATTGCGCCGAGAACGCGAACGGTTGCAAAAAATGCGGGAGAAATATTATAAGATTTTATCTCGACCAGGTGTGGACGAGGAAACGGCGCGACGAGTTTCTGCGCCTGTTGGACATGATTATGAAATGCCACGGGCCTTGAGTGATAAATATATGAAGGGCTTAGATATACGAATCAAGGCCGCATTGAATCGGGGGAGGCGCGCATCGGAGAATTTGGATAGGCTGAGGGGTGAGGGGGGAAACAAGCAAATATCGGCTATGGACATTTGGCCCCAAGGTCTTCAAAATTTATTCAACAAAGTCGATTGGTCAAAGGTATCAACCAAGATGCAGCGTTGGGAAAAGCGGGCAGCGTTTTCAAAACGTATTCAGGACATGCAGCAAGGTATATCTGGAGCATGGGCAGAGAGCGGGATGGGCGCGGCAGTTAGTGATTTTGAAAGCAGGTGGGGAATGACTCGCGAACAAATGAAAAGGAATGCATCTGATTTAGAGAGTAGTGCTGCTGGATCAGCAGGGGGTTTACCGGGCATGTTCGGCCTTGGGAATAAAACGAAACCATACCAGTTGACAAGACCATCTCGTTTTCGTCAAATCGCTCAAAATCGTTTTTCTATTGAAGGATTAGCGATGGGCTCAAAAAAGAAACAAGCGCAGCCCGTGGTCGCTAAGGGGCTTGAAAAAAAATTAGAAACATTGATTCAAGTTACACGAGAAAATCGGCCTATTGTAACGGTCTGAGGAGAGTGCCATGTCAGTATATATAGACAGGATTGATGATTTGTCTCTGCAAGAAGAGGGCGGTGTGATACAGTCTTTGACTCGCCGTGCCCTTGTGGTTGGGTTATCTAGTAAGGGTTGGTCAACTCTTACAGAGGCGCTGGCTGAGGCGGGCGTGCCTGCTGCGAACAGTTATCTTGATGAAGCGTCTTACCCTCATTTGCAGTTAATTCGGCGTGATGCGCGGGTTGTAGATGTGGATAAAGCAGAGGCCTTATTGACATATGAAAAAGCGTCGGGGCCTACACAGGACTTGGGTTCTTTGGAATATTCAGGGACGCCCACGCTCAGCCGTCCCGTGGCGGGGGTGATGAGTACGTCGATTGTACAAAAAACAACAAACAAAGATGCTAACGGCAATTTAATAACCGTGTCACACACCTGGCCAGATGATGACCCAAACTATCCGGGCGAAACGCATACGCAAACGGGAGAAATAAATGTGTATCTTGCGCAAAAAACCCTTACAGTTAGTGGATTTCGCACCACTGTGGAACCGTGGGTATTCAATAAACGTCTGGTTGGATTTGTAAACAATGGGAATTTTTATGGTGAGAGCAGCCGTTCATGGATGTGTACTGAGGTTGGATTTGATAAAGTGTCTGAGACGGTGTATGATATGTCGTTCCAATTTCAGCATAACTCTGACGGATGGGATCCAACGGCGGTATTTATTGATCAGCGAACAGGGCAGCCTCCCGCAGATTTAGTGGATGGCGTTGGTATTAAAACCGTTCGCTATCAAGGTGTTGTTGATTTTGAAAAAGAATTAGGATTTTATATCGAAGGGAGTGATGCCTGATGAGTGCTTCTAAAAATCCGCCAAAATTTCAACCGCGTCAACGCACTTTGTCCACTGAAGTTTTGAACTGGATGCTGAATCATGTATTGCGCCATGTGTCTGGTGGACGCGGCATCAATGTACGGTATTTTGGAAATCGCATTATCATTGAACAGTCCAGTAATACAAATAAGTTTGCGAACGGTTCATCCTCAACGGAAACAACCACAAACTGGACGTACACGGCCCGGGAGAAATAGTGTATAATGGTTGATATCTGGGACAGTGCTTCTGAATCGTTTTATTCCCATCCGGTCGATGGGACAGACGGGTATTTATCTCCTGATGATGTTGTTTCTCAGGTTGTGCATTCCCGGGGTAGTATTGACCGGCCCGATTGGTACAAGGAGCGTATAGTGGGTGTGCGTTATCGTTTGGCTGGCGAGCCGGTGGCGGAAAGCGTTGTTGATGATGGTGCATGGAACAACTACACGCAGCGCTGGTATGAGTTAATACAGAAATATTATCGGTATTTATATTTGCTTGGCAGTACGGGATTTAGCAATGGATACGGCAACCCGCACCTTGATTCAGAATCATATCTCTATACGTTTTCGGTGTTGTCACAACATGCTCTTGTAACAACTGAGACTGATTGGTCAAACGTGTTTGATATTACGTTTGATGATACGCATGGCTTCCCGTGGAGGCAGCAGGGCCTTGGCAACAGCCCCCTGTCTGCGACAAATAAATCATTAAATGCCGTTGTGACAGGATCGAAGGTGATCGGGGAAAATTCAAATGCCCCGCTTGATGATTGGATTTTTACAAGTCCGACCACCGCAAGAATATATTTTAAGCATCCTATTAAGCCATTTTTTAATTCCGGTTCAGGCACATATTTTTTGACACTCGAATCAGAGTATGAAATACAACAATTTCCTGTGCGACAAATCTGGCATTCGGATGTTGTGTGCAAAAACGCCGTGCGGGTAGAGCATTCAATTTTGTCTTCATTCAAAAGCATCTATCCGAATGCGGCTTGGAGTCCCTATATTTCTGATC